AGCTGTTTCTATTTTAGAAAAATCAAACTCAACAATTTCTCCAGTTCTTTTAATTACTTTCATTCCGATAATTTAAAAGCATCAATACATTGATAATCTCTCAATATTATATCTGATTTAGATTTCTCATAAGCATAGGACAATACTGAATCATATAATTCATCACTAATTATTTTCTCTTCATTTTGCTCACTATATTCTTCAGTTTGCTTTTTTCCTGTGCTATAATAAATAGATTTGGGATCTTCAGAAACCCCTATATACATTTTCAAATCTGTAGTATTATCAATTACAGTAATACTGGCATAGTATCTATCCTCGTTTTTAAAATATGAAGCTATGATCTGATAATGATCCGGATCATAAATTCCCAATCTAAGATTTTCCAGAAAATTTTTAATATGTTGTTCAGTCATTTTTCTTATCAATGTCTTCTTTATATCTTACAGATTTAAATACTGGTTGCAATGGAACTCCATCTTCCGAATAATAAAAGAATTTACAAGTAGCCATTTGTCCAATATATTTATCTTTATTTTTCAAATATTCGAGTCTAGTAGCAGTATCACAAGCAGGTTTTGCAGCAAATTCTTTTCCTTTACTGGTTTTAAGAACAAAACACATATCTTCATCTCGAAGACCTTCTCTTACACCAATAATTTCAAATTCGGCATCCTGATATTCTTTGAGCTTTACCAGATAAACTCCCGATCGCTTTCCGATACCATACTCTTTATTAGGATTACGAGCGCACAAACCTTCAAAACCTTCTTTTACAAATTCATCATGCTTCTTCTTAATAGTCAACCAACCTGAAAGCTTATAATGATCAATCACTTTAATAGGATCTGAATCAGTAAACTTTTGCTGAAGTTCCATTAAGAATTCATACCTTTCTTTAAAAGGTTTATCGTTTACATAATCATAAACCCAATATTCCAATCCCTTACATTCTTCAGTAAATTCTTTCAGCCGACACAAACCAGAAATCTTTTGTAATGGCCAACCGAAATGATATAATTCTCCATCCAAAATAAGATCTGGATTTTCCTCGAATATTTGCAATAGGGTGGGATTTTGAGTAATATGAATAGTAGAAGCATTATAATCGAGCCCTCCTCTCGAACTTGTGAGGATTTTTCCATCCTTATAGTACATTAAAGCTCTTACACCATCAATTTTTCTCGAAGTATACCATTCCTTTTCAAAAATAGAAGTGGAAAGGTCATTTGAGCTTTTAGCCAGCATAGGCTTAGGAATTCCTTTTTGATCAGTATTAAAAGAAGTTCCCAATAATCCTTTAATATCTTCCTCACTTAGATTTTTATACGGAATGGAAGTTAGTGTACTCAATCGTTTGTAACCACCATCCATATAATCCTTCAGAACACTTACATACTGAAGATTTGCCTGTTCAGCAACAGTCCTATTGACTTTACCCTCAGTAATTGTAATTATAGGCTGAAGTCTTTCTTTTCCACCATATTGACTGGTAGTTCGGAGAATATCATACTTTTTTTGATCGAAATCGAGTTGCAGCAAAACCTGCTGCACTCGATTCTTATTATTAGTTTTAACTAAATATTCTTCTTTAATTATCATATTTCATGGAGATAACTCCTATTATGTAATCACCAGAATATTTATCTTCTTTATCCCACTGCCTAAAAAACTCCCCGACCAGATCTTCATAAGTCGGTCCGAGAATTTCAGTGGTTATCTGTTGCGTAACTATTTCCGCCTTGCATGAGGGCTGGTGAATAATAGCAAATTGAACTTGGTAAGTCATTGTTAAATAACCTTTTAATTAACCAATCTTTAGTTTTACTCATTACCTGTTGATCCAAATCCGTTTTCACCTCGATCTGAATCTTCCAAACTATCTACCGGTTTCCAGCTAATAGGTTCAAACTTTCCAAGTACAGCTTGCGCAATTCGATCGCCTTGAGAAATCTCAAAAGGTTCGTTAGAGAGATTAAATAAAATAGCGCAAACTTCTCCTCGATATCCTGCATCTAGTGTACCTACATGACCATAAATTCCAGACTTAATTGCCAAACCAGACCGGCCTCTAATCTGTAATTCATATCCTTCCAGCAATGCTACTTTAATACCAGTTGGAATAGCAGCACGTCCTCCAGGAAAGATGATAAATTTCCTACGAACTTCATCCCATTCACACTTGTCTCCCAAAATAGAATCTGGACTAGTGAAATCAGCCCTAAGATCCATACCAGCATCACCTGGATGAGCATAAGCAGGATAATCGTTAGTGCTTCGATTAACAATCGGAACTGTTACCTTTTTCATATTTTTAATACTTTATTGATTAAAAGAGTTTTTTCAAATCGATTAATAATATCTTTATCATCTTCCCTAATCTTACTAGCGAAAGTTTTATATAAATCTAACATAGAAATTTGTTCAGTTTCCGAAATATAATACCCAGAATCTTTATCCTTTAATATAGATTTATAAACATCCACTGGAAGGGAAGTAGCTAACTTAACTTTTCCACCATCATTTACAATTGCTTTTTCGAGAGCTATATCAATCCACTCACCTAACATTCCCATAAATTTATCTCGATCAACAAAAGTTTCCTGTAGCTGTTTAAGCATAACTTCACTGCTATCAGTTAATTCCATTAAACCTTTAATACCAGAAAAATCTATAGGAGTAGCACTTTCTAGTTTTTGAATTATCATAGCATTAGGATCAAATGTAATTAAATTTCCATTTTTGTCTATATTTCCTATATAAAACTTAACAATAGGTGTTTTTACATCCAATCCATAAATCATACCAACAACTTTTCTGCATCCAAACTTATTATAATAAGTTTCTGGCAAAATAGCCTGAATATGAACTCGATTATAAACCAAATCAGGTTTTCCTTCAGTAACGGAAAGCTGGTCGGGAGTTTTTACTTGACAATTATAAGTAGCTTTAAATTCATCCATTCTTTTAATGAATGGTTCGATATAAGCTCTGGCAGAAAGATACTGTTTATTTTTAATTAATGTAGTTTTTCCTTCGAGAATATTATTTAACTCTTCCGTCATTTCAATTCAACGTCTTGATCATACCCAAATGCAAAAAATCTTCCCTCTTGTGTCTTCTTTCCTGGAGTATAAATACTATATGCTGCAACTGGATTAATATCAGGAACTTTTACTGCTAGTGCAGTATAATCTTTGTGATTAGTAGCAGTAAGTTCTTTCATTCTAGACAAAGCTTCTGCTTTAGATTCACATTGATCCACGATATTACCCATTTTTACTATATTAACATCGACGTCAGTAGTCTCTATTTCTTCTCCGAAGTCATTAATATCTTTTGTAGTTAAATTATTAAGGATTAATTCATCTTCCCTAATAAGATAAACAAATTTCCACTCTCTAGTAGCAGTGGTTTTATTATTTATTATAGTGTAAGGTCGTTTTCGACAATCTGTTACCGGAGAATCTAATACTATGTGTAAACCGTAACCTGGTTGATTTCGAGTTTTATCAGACAATTGTTGAATAGCAAAAATCTTAAAATCTCTAGTTCCAGGAATAGGTTTTCCATAATTAATCCAGGCTTGAGTAGCATTACTTCCTTTAATCAAAGGAGAATCTGGATTAAAATTTAGATCCTTAAAGGCTTCAGATTTACTAAACCCTCGACACTCTATCATTTTTAATGTAGCCATTAAAGTCCTATTTTTGTTTTAGTAGGTGATAAATAACTTTTTGCTTTTAATGGGTTAGTTATTTGAGTTATCACCGAGTCAAGATCTTTTCCTAAAATTTGAGTTCCTATGAAAACTTCTTTTAATTCTGCAAAAGACATTTTATGAGTCTTTTCAGCAAATAATTCTGCGTCCTTAATTCCTTTCTTTTCAAAATATTCTTTTCGAATCTTTTTATTAGGATTAGGAAGTTCAAATCGCATATCTATACGACTAGGTCTAAGAAGTGCTGGAGAAAGATTAGAAGTGTCATTAGAAGTGCATATAATAAGATGATGATCAATAGAAGTTTTTCCATCCATGAAATCCAGAAGAAAACTTTCAGTATCCATAGAATCAATCAATTGATCCACATCTTCTATAATAGTAATTATAGGTCTATCAGGTTCAATTTTACGAATTATCGGCTTAATAGTATTCATTAAAATATGAAAGTCTTCAGCACTATTTACTAAAAATACCAGACCATCTCTTTTTAATAATTGATCTATTAAAAGTGTTATGGTGGCACTTTTCCCACTTCCAGGACTCCCTTCTATTAATAGTCCGCGCTTGTGTGTGATGTGATTTTTAGTATAAATATCAGCTCTATCCCAGAAATCTTGAATTTCATCAACTATCTTTTTAGTATAGCTTTCAGAAAATACATATAATTCATCGGAATCGATCTTAGTTTTTACTGCTCTATAACCATCAGAAGTGCTAATCATTTTATAGACTCCAGCAGGAAGTTTCTTTTCAACCTTTAAATCGGTAGCAGGACTATACTCATCCCCATAAGATAACCAGGTAGAATATAATTCTTCTGGAAAAGAATCATCGGGAATAATTATAGTTTCATTAGTTTCTTCGTCTTTTAATAACATATTAGAACGGCAACCATTGAGAAATTAATTCTTTAATTCGATCTCGTAATTCAGTAGAACTGCTATATTTATCTGGTTTTGGTATGGAATTTACTCCCCATATCAAATCATCACAAACTATACTAATTCCTTGTATATATTCTTCATCTCCAAACTCTCCTAATTGTCCATTTGGATAAATATATTTTGTTAGAACATCATAGGAATTCTTAAAAAGTTCTGGATTTCTTTTACATAATCCTTGAGTTAAAAATCCTAGCAATGTTAGTAATTCTATTTTATCAGCAAAACTTTGATTTGTATTTGTCTTAGATGAAAAGAATTGGAGATATAAATCTCTTTTTCCATTCATCGTAATTTGAGATAAATCAATAGTCGATGCTTTCGATTTCTTTATCGTATCCATAAATTTCGTGAAATGCAACTCTGCAAATTAACTCTTTAAACTCTTTTGCACCATATTGAATAAATGAATTATTCACTGGATAAGTTCTAGCTTTATTATTACCAGTGGTTTCCACCACAAACACATTACATTTATAATTATAGTCTGTAAGTTCTAATTCCTGCTCAACATACATTTGAAGCATCATCAAATATATTGCGAATTGACGAAAATAATGAAGCTTTTCCCACGAACCATCGTACCAAGCTCCTTCATATAAACCTCCCATGAAACATTCAACAGGCTTAGAAGTGGTCTTAATATCATTAAGATAAATAGTTTTAGTTTCGGGATCTATAATTATATTGTCTGCTTTTCCCTTAAACGGGATAGTAATTTTATCTCCAGTAGATAGTGTAACATCTATATCAACGAAAAAAGCAAATTCATTAAGAAATTGCTTTGAAATAAACATATTATCAGCAAATAATTGTTTTAATTTAGGCTCATTTTTCAACGAACGAATTGCTCTTTTACAGGATTCCAATTGAGCCTTTGGAAGAACAAAAACTTCTTTACCTAGGACAGTAAATTCTCCATTTACTTTTCTAAGATAATAGTCTAATCCTTCTTTAATAGCTTTTCTAATCCTATTTTTAGTTAATTTGCCAGCCCAATATTCTGCTTTCTGAGACGCTAATTCTATCGACTGGGCAATTGTATTACCTTGTTGTCTGAACTCGTATATACAGTCAATAAAATAGCCTAATTTGGCACTAGGTTTCCCTTCGTATTCACTAATATCATACTCATCTTCCGAAAGAAGCTGACTATGTATAGCTGTCAATTTTGTTATCATGAGACTTTTTATTCTCATTTCTATAATTTCATTTTATTATAGTTCGGCGTACATTTTCATCCAAAAAATGGAAGACTATTTCTAGTCTTCCATTGGATGCGGAACACTCTTGGAAGGATTATATTTATTCACCTTCTACGCTCTACACTACTATTAAGCCTTTCGCAATCTTAATAGTTAGCACGGTATTAACATCTCAGTCTTCACCGTTTTTGCTCCGTAATAATCTGTTCAGTTGCCTGGACAGACGGCACATTTAAAAACGCTCGTATTGTTTCTTCGACGTTTTTATTGTCATATTTAATTTCTAATAAATGAATACTGTTATCCTAACAGTACTATCTCAAGTGTTGATCTCTAGCCTAACGTATTTTTAGTCCTAAATCTCCATCCCATAACTTAACAGATTTGTAATGCTAAATTCCATTATACTCGACAATATAGTCTTGATTATTATATTTAATATAAAAATCAACTCTAAAATTATGATTTTGATTATATGGATTTAGGATACTTACCTCTCTAGTAAACGGAATTTGTAATTTTTCTAAAATCGAATTAACAAGTTTTTCTCCAGATGATTCATTACACTGGTGACAAGCACATCGCTAATTTATATGATTTTGTGGAATGACCTAAAATCTCCATGAATAGGGCATGTTACTGTTACAGGAGTAACTAAGTTTTTATAAATTACTTTATCGTAATTATAGAAATCTCCAAAAGTTTCTTTTGCTGCAAGTAAAAAATCATTTAACGTTGTGCCATAACCTGCACATTTTGGACATCCGTGCTAAGAACAAATATGTTTTAAAGGAGCTTGCCAAAATTCACCGTGTTCTGGACAAATAATACAAACTTTAGTATGACAGTTAGTATATTCTACTTTTGAATAATCATATTTGTTATTATGAATTTTAGTAGCTTCCTCTATAAATTGTTCCTAGGATTTTGCACAATTCTATCCTGCTCTCTTAGAAGAACACGCTTTGCATCCATAACGCCTCAAATTGCTAGTTGTAGTAGTTCGAATATTACCACAATCCTTACATTTAACGGAAATATGCATGGGATCTTTATACTCTACTAATTCAAACTAATCTGAAAGTTTAGACTTAACATATTCTATGGATCTTTTACGAAAAGCTTCTTTTACTCCGCAATTAGGACATCCACATTTGGAGTGCAATGTTGAATAGAAAGTGGTGTTCCATTCATATCCACAATTTAGACATTTAAAATCTACTTTTGTATGTGCACTTTGACATGGACTTGTTAAAATAATATTAGGCCATTGATTCTATAATATCTTTATAATTTCTTCTTGAGATTGTGTCATAATATTTAAAAATTAATAATGAAAATTGTACCCGTGACTAAACTTGGATTATATTTAAATGGAATTCCTTCTTTAAATAATTGAGGACTTCCACCTTCTAATGGATTAATATATTTTAGTCGAGAATTACTAATTCCAGGCATTTTAAAATATTCGCTATCTGGAACTTTTCCTCCACGAATATTTTTAAATTCTACTGTGCAATTAGAAAAGTCTATTTCCATTTGCCTTCTCTTTTTAGCTGGTAATATTTATCTGCAATTTCCTGATATTTCAAATGTTTAATTCTATATGGTGTATCTATGTGTTTATTGTGTTCTCTTGTAATGAGAAGTGCGGGGAGTCCTGCTTCTATACAATCTTTAACGTTAGAATAAGAATCGTCAATAAGTATATCACATCTCCCTTTGATATATCGAGCTTTGTTAGAACATTGTGCGATTACTTGATAAATAGGTTTAATCGGAAGTCCATTCTTTTTCAAACAATTGCGAGTATAAGTTTTACTATTTATACGTTTAGTGCAATAATTCACTGGCTCAAAATCAGGTTTTTCGATTAATTCGAGATTTTCCCAAAACTGTTTATCATAACGACATTTTTCTACTTGACGAGCAATTTGAGTGTCAGTTAGATTAGAAATTTGGCATTTAAATTTCTTTTCGTGAGATTTTCCCCAGTCAAGCACAGTCCCATCCAGGTCTAATGACACCGTCAATCTCGGTCTACAATAAGATACACTATTTTGAACATATCGACACTGCATAGCTTTTTGAATATCTCTTTCAAGTCTTTCTGGAGTAATAGAATCTATCAACTTTTGTTGAGCTTCCATTTGCTTCATTACTTCTGGATATTTACAAAAAACTTTATATCTTATAAGACAAATGTTATTTTGAGGACAAAATACGTTATTTTCCCAATGATCTCTAGCTTGAGTGTCTTTCCAGGAATACCATCCCCCAAATTTCTCGATAGGCTGACTGTGTTGTAATCCATCAAATTCGATTAAAAAAGTTCGACCTTTGTAATTAAAACAAAAATCAGCCCTTCTTCTTCTGTCTCGAAAATATCCTATTTTAACTTCTCTAACGTAATAAAAGTTTAATTTTTTACTAACTTGCTGTAAAATATTTTCAATGTGTTTTTCACCTGTAGTAGCGTTTCCGCCATTTAGTGGTGCTTTAAAATTGTCAATATTCATTAATTAATATAACTGTTTTAAGAGTTTATAAAAGAAATCTTTTGGAATAATAGCATATTCTCCAACAGAAACTTGTTTACTTTCTCGAGCTTCTTGAGCATTCCATATAATCGCTAATGGTTTGTCATGTAATCCCACTTCCTCGTTAATTTGCTTAATCTTAGGAACTGATTGTGTGCATTTAATTTGAAAATAACACGGTAATACATTATCGGGATCACATATATCAATTTTTTTATTGTCGAGAACGCGTGATTCAGATCTAGAACTACATAAATTTTCATTCTTTGTAACTTCTTTCATTTCATTCACGATCTTTCGTTCATAAGCGTGACCCCGACGTCTATTAGCTTTCCCTATGGAACTTTTACTCTTAGAAGATCCAGAAGTGCTTTGTTTCCCTTTTTTCTTTATCATTAAAAATTTCTTTTAACTCTTCCATCGCTTCTTCGTGATCTTTCTTTCCTACATATTTATACAAATCGGAAATATCTTTAGCATACTTTCGCTTTATAAATATACATCTAATAAATGGATACTGCTTTTTATATTTATGAGCTCCTTTAACCCCTGGTAAATCGTTATCTCCTAAATAACATATATTAGAAGTTAATTTTTTTATTCTATCCATTTGTTTTGGTTCAATCAAAACCGTTTCACTACAGGGTGCTATAGCGGGTATTTTTGATTCATACAAATTCATAGTATCCTTCATAGATTTAGTAATTACTAAATAATCTGGGTTACTAGGTATTTGTTTAGAACCTTGAATCATATCTTTTGACCAATTAGAAAGAAATCGATATTCTCGCATTTGCGGAAAATAAATTCTCCATAATTCTATACCATTTTTCTTTCCTCCGTAATATCCGAAAATATTACTTCTCTGACTACTGGAACGATAATAATTACCATTTAAAAAGATAGATTTACACGAATGAACCTTAAATTTTTTAAGAGTTGATTCATGAATTCCAAAAGATTCCCACCATCTTAACTCGTAATCTTGAAATGGTTGATCTTCAATCTGAATTAAAGTCTCAGATTTTTCCTCAATTATTACATTACTAGCTCGAATTTTTACAGGTTCACGTTCACTGCTCTTTTCTATATATTTGAAATCTTCGGCAATAATATTCAAAGCTTGTGAGTAAGTGCATTTATTTATATACATTACCACATCTAAGAAATTACCGTGAAAACCAATTCCAAAATCATGAAAAATCAATTCATTCTTTTTATTTCTATAGAAAGAAGCAGTTGGTTTGTGATCCTTACGAAGAGGACTTATCTGGAGTCCCTTTTTAACAGGAACCCCGAGATAAGTACTCATGTAAGTTTCTTCCGTGTTTTTGCTCAATAAAAATTCTTTAGTAATTTTTGGTTGAGTTTTAGGAAGTTCAAAAATCATTAGAAATTATAATCAATCGCCGTTGTAGCAGTTTCATCTTTCTTATCATCCAAACTAAAAGAATCGGAAGAAGTCGGTTTTGCTGTATTAGCAGCATTAATCTTATTCAATTCTTTAGTAGTCCAGAAGATATTATCGCCAATAAAATTAGTTGACATATACAACTGACCAGCACGATTATAGTTGGCAAAATATGGAAAAATAGCATCTCCCTTATTATTTTTAATCAGCTTAATCTTAGTCTTTACTCCCACGCCAGGAGCAGTTGCTTTTACCATCAGTTGTCGAAGATTATCCCAAGCTACATCAGGATTAGGAGCAGATACGTTAAGGTTTTGTTCCCCAGAATCAATCTTCTTACCCAATTCAGGATTAACCGCGTCAATAAGGTGCTTAAACTTCAGCATCATCGCCTTTACATTAGAAGGTTGGGGACCATAAGGACCCGGGCGATCTTCAAAATCTGTATCTGGATTAGGAGCCCAAACTGTATCTTTAAAATCACCTTCATCACTAGAAAACTTAATTTCTAGAACTTTAAACTTTTGTCCTGGTTTCTGAGAACTCTCAAAATCTCGAGATTCACAACCATCAAAAGTTACTTCGTAAATTTGATTACCTTCCAATTGTTTACGTACTGTTGACTGACTAGCACCTGCAGTCATTCCAAAATCAAAACCTGTCATAATTTATATTCAGAAAATTTTTCTATATTGTAATTTGTATCTGTGCATATTTTTAAATCTAAATAATTTTCTTTTACTGCTTGTTTAACACTTGTAAATACTGTAAATTCCTTGTTTCCCTTTAAATACAAAATCCCATCACATTCCTCTACCTCAAATTCATCTCCAAATTGCTCCAGAAAATCTCTATCTTTACCTCTGCAAACAAACGTATTAGAGGCAGATAGAAGTTTTCCAGAATCGGATTTCTTAATTATAGGAATAAGTTTATCTTCTTTATTAGCATATTCTATAATTATTCTATCCTTAGGTTTTACATTTAATAGTTGAACAAGTCTTAAACTTAAAACAGCCTTTCCGTCTTTTAGTTCAAAATCTTTCATTGCTTTAGACTTGGATAAATATTTTCCCAGTGAGTTTTAACATCATAGTCACCATTTTCTTTCTGAATCCTTTCGGCAAGAAGAATGGTTTTACCTGCTAGATGAGGCATACGAGCACCAGTAAGAACTGAATTCATATCACCAAAATTGGCCATAAGATTTCCATTTTCTGGATCTCGATATACATAACAAATAGCGTCAGAACTAGCTGAAAGAATATTAGACAATTTTCCTCCCAAATCCAAACTCTTAACATTAAGATCAGTCTGAGCTTCATTCAAAGCTTTCTCACGAACATGACCTACTAATATAAGATTTGGAACTACTTTCTCGAACCATCCAATAATTTCCTTAACCGCATTACGTTGTGCTACATAACCAGCACCATAAGGCAAGTTAAACAAATCAGAAGCATTTCCTGAGAAATTAGGATTAGATTCTTTTGCTCTTTTACAAGCCAAAGAAATTGCCATATCTTCCAATGCTGTAACTGTATCAATTACAACGAACTTAAAGTTATGTTGCTCCTCACGAAGAGCCTTAGCAATATTGAAAAGATCCTGCACTGAGTGTGCTTTTGCAACATAGGCTGAGACAAAATCACTACCATCCTCTAGATCTACAATTAAAGTGTCTGGAAGTTGTGCTAATGCTGTTGTCTTGCCTGCTTTGGGCAACCCAAATATGATTAAATTGCGTGGATCGTCTGTTTTCTTTTCACTCTTTTTTGTTGGTAAAAATCCCATAATATTGAAATTAATTTAAATGCGTATACATCTCATAATCGTTAATATCTTGAGGAAGCGGAATTTCTCTCCATAGACCTATTTGTCCAAAGAAACTAATTCCCATATTTCTATCAGCTTGTCCAAATCGATGTTTCAAAATTTGAAGTAATCTGAACGTATCTGATAATTGTCTAATGTCGTAACCTTCACATTTAGTCATTTTCTCTCTAAAAGGATGGAAAATTCCTATTACTGTCTCAGCCGCCTGCGAGGGTCCTGAGGAATCTGAAAGATCTGAGAGATCTAGCAAATTGTTAGCCGAATTTCTTCTGTCCATCGATTTAAAGTTTCTATTCAATTGTTGAACTATTACTCCTGTAAAATTACATTTATTCCTGAAATGAATGAGATAATCACAAGCCTCATCAATTTCTTGTTTAGAAGTATGTCCACTACTAACTGAAAGAAGTTTAATATGATCGACTGTTACGATTAGATATTGTTTTGGATCATTAGGAATATACTCTGTTTTAGTATAATCTCCTATTGTTCCAACTTCCTTATATGTGCCAAATTTTTGACTCCATTCCTTACAAATTGCATAAAGTCCTTTTGCTGTTACTGGCTTATCTACGATTTCAGCTCGTTTCTCGAACTCATCAAGCCACCATTTACTTTCTTCTATCATTTGATAGTGCTTCTCCGAACATCTACCTGTTAAAGAAAGAATTTCGTCGTAAGTAACGACTTCATGGTAAGTATCATAAAGATACAAAGATAACATTTTAGCCAAAAGAACTTCTGCACTCATCTCAAACGAGAAAAGTAAGAAATTAACATTGACACTTTTGTCTTGCATATATTGCTTAAATGGAGCATAAACATAAGTATAAAGGGTAAGGACACTTTTCCCGCTTCCTGAGTCTCCAGCCACTACAGTTAGCCATTTTCTTTGAACCCCATAAGTTAGCATGTCTAACTTAGGAATTCCAGTTGAAATACCCTGGTTAAGTCCTTCTCTACCTTGTTTAATGTTTTTAAAGAAACTTTCTACTATACTCATACTAATTGACTAGTTTTAAAAGTTCCTTCTCCTCCATCTCGCATTTGTCTATACATATCCCATTGGTGTTCTACTATAAACTGACAGATTCCGGAATTAATTAGATTATTTTCTTTTGCATATTCTAATAATTCCATTACCTCTTGGTGTTTCTCTGGATTAAACTTAATAGCTTCTCCGTAAGCAAAACACATTTCGTCCATAGTTTTAAATAATTTAGTCGGATTTCTTAAACTAAAATATCTACCATCTATATAAGTATAGGAGGGATAATTGTTAAACAAATCCATTCCGAGTTCTTCGGAATGACGCAAAAACGATTTTGTTGCATTTTGATTAAATTCAACATCATCTGGATTAAACTCTTCTCCTTTCTCTGGAATGCGATAGGTCTTCTTAATGATTTCTTTGTCTTTTAGACACATTAAAAGCTCCCTAACCGACTTTCCCAAAGAATTTCTAGAGAAATAGTTTTCCAAAAATTCAGGATGTTCATCCTGAGCATACCAAATTAACTTAACGAGAAATAACTCATCAGCGGTTAATTGGTAGCGGTTCATAAATTCGATTTCTTTCTCAATCGATAATTCTAAATTCTTCATAGGTATGAATAATCTCGCAATTACTCATACTAAGTATAGGATTTAGTCCGTTTAGTAAGTTACCTGTAATTTAGAATTTTTTAATTTTGAATAATTTATTTAAACCTTTAATTATAATTAATTTATTTACAATACCCCTAGGGTATCTGTGTCCATTTAATAACTCAAAACCTAGATTTACGGATTCATCGTCTTCTGAATCAATTAAATTTTTAACCTTATTCCAGTCTTCTACTAATGGTAAACTAGGATCTTCTAATTCATCCAATGCCCATTTTCTATCACCTGAAATGTAAGGAGCTATAAAATCAATGTCTGAGTAATGGATTTGAGACCATATTCTGGATCCTGATAAAGTATTATCAGTAACTGTAAGATTTGAATTAGCGTTACCAGTTCTCATTTTCTTAAAAGATCATTATTGACTTTATCTTGAGTTTTTTCATTCTTGTTTAATTTGCCTTGTAATACTAAGTCTAACTCGGATTCGTTGATTTCTATGAAATTGAGGTCTTCGGAAGATTTCTTAAACCATTGATCCTCAACTGTTCCCCGTAAAACTAACGTAAAAATTTCTGCAGTCTTTCCTTCTTCTTTTCGAATACATCGCCCACATTTATATTCCATATAATTCGCAAGATTATATGCGTTCTCTTATGAACTGCTATATGTCACCATATAGATTAGACTATATCTTCGTTTTAATACGTCTGCCGTTTCCACTATCATTAGCTTATAGTGTACTCTCTTTCGAGATAGTCGTTTCACATTCTTTATAGCTCTGGATTGACTCTTTGAGTTCATCCCCAGAATTAGGCAGATTAAGAGGCCTACGCAAATATATTAACCTCTTGGACTTTAGATGTTTTAGAAGAATTGAAGCCTGTAATAATAGCAACACTTAATCCAGGACAATCAAGTCCTTCTATTAAAAGTTTACTACTATGAATCACCCCAGAAGTGCAATGAGAAAATTCTTCTAGAATGTCTGCATTTTTCTTTTTAGATTGTTTAGAATGAACAATATATCCAAATCCGTATTTTTCACACTGTTCTATACTAGTATTAAAAGTAATAATTTTCTTATCACTTCTAGCTTCTATAATTTTCTTCGCAATCTCAATTTTCTTTGGGTGATTGGCAATAAATTCTTTTCTAAAATGTAAAGCCCTATTCCAAGCAAAAGCATGAGCTTTTACTTCTTTTAATTGACAATTCATCATTTTAGCAACTTTTTGTTGTGCAAATACGTTTGTTACACAAGATAATGCTAAATTAAAGTCGAAATCAAAAAAGGAAAAATGCTGAATAAATTCTTTATTAGCTTTATTGTATTCTGTTAAATCGACATTAAGCAGAACTTTATATTCTTTATAAGGAGAAAGCCATCCGTTTTCAGTAGCTTCTTTAACAGTAATTGTATCACAGACTGGACAGTAATGATCTACCACTTCTTTTTCAAATCCATCTAACCTTTCATAAGTAGCAGTTAATCCAAGTATCAAAATGGGAGAACATTGAGTAAAAATCTGTCTAAAGGATAGAGAATTCGAGCGGTGGATTTCATCTAGTATCAAAAAGTCACATTTAAATGACTTTTTGGCAGCAGAGTTGAGAATTAAAACTTTTAAATCTAAATCCCATTGTTGTTGTTCAATTAACCGTTCCCATTGGTCTTTTAAAACTTTTGTAGGTACTATAATTCTAATAACCAAATTCGGATTTCTAGAAGTCACCCGTTCAATTGCCATTAAAGCTGTCCTCGACTTCCCTGTTCCGGTCGGATAAACAACGGATCCTCGCCCTCCAGCATCTCTCCACCTATCAATCCCTAGATTCTGTCTCTCCGTCCGAGTCATCTTCAGGTATAGGCTCTACTGTTAACCGATACCCCACTAATGCTAAATCTTCCCTAAAAGTGGAAAATTGAGTATCTGATTTCAATTTTTCAACTAATTGAGATAAAATATCGGCTTTTAAATCATCTAGATTTTGAGTATTTAAAGGATTTCCCATAACTTTAGTAGCATAAAATGTTATATTACTAGCATAAGATTGTCCACTGGTAAATTTTTCCACTGGAATTCCTAGACAAGAATAAAGATATTTCCAAGCTGCTGAAGCTGCTGATTCTGATGGAAAATAAACATAAGGAACTTCTGTTTTTAGTCTTCTAACAATCGTATAAATTTTATCAGAAAAATTAGAATATTGAAACATTTGAATTCCCGTAGCTCTAGCCTGTTCATCAGAAGTTTTTAGCATGGAAATAATAATATCCAACTCACTATCTGTCATTACAGGCAGAAATGGAAAGACATATTCAATCAGATCCATAGTATATACTATTTTATTAGGATATTTTCGGACTAATTCAAAAGTTTCTGCCTGAGTATTAGATATTTTCATCATAAAATAAGCCTCGCGACCTAAGAAAGTAGTTAACTTTTGCCTATTAATAGCAGCTGCAGATTCATTAAAACCATCAAAAGTGTTAGATTGCCATCTAACGTTATTATCATTATAGAGGGTAGACAAATGGCAATTCCAAGGATTATAATCATCCATCCACTCTGGACTTATAACAATAACATCAGCTCTATCAGGAGAAGTAGTTCTAGTTAAGTCTAGCTTAATATTACTGTCAGATTTATATTTACTAAATAGAAGTGATGGATAGCCACATCCACTAGCAAAATAAACTTTATCTTTTGATTGAATTTGTTTTGTAATTACTGGTTTTTGTTTAGAAAGGCCTTTTAACTCAGGTAGTGTATCTGTATAAAGATACACTCCTGAGTAATCGGACTGTTGATAGGTATTACCTTTTATAATCCTATTAATATCATAGGCTGCATTACAGGTATTACCTTTAATAATTTTAAAAATTTCTATCAAGACAATATTTTTGCTTTAATTTTTGGATTTGCAATCAGTTTAGAAAGACGTTGTGGATAACGATACATAAGCGTTTTAACAAGCTTAAATATCAAATCCTCAGAAAGCAATCGTTCGTCACAAGTAATCAGTTCTGTTAGACGATTAATAGCTTTCTCAGATTTCTTTTTATCATCATCTCCATCTTTCTCTTTATTAAAAAATGTTTCCATATAATTAATAAAGCGTAACGTTAAAGTGGAAGCTATATCAGAACGATATTGAGTTCCAGTATAGACATTCTCTTTTAACTGTTTGTGGACCTTATCCCATTCTCCCTTAAGAATTTCTTCAGGAGTAATGAGTTTATCAAGATGATTATGAATGAAGGTAATAAACAAATTACTAACTACTTCATTATCGTCTCCAAAACAACCTTTTGCGATAAGAGAAATTAAAGAAAGGTTTTCTGGGGTATCATAATTATCGATCCCAGAGATTGCATTTGCAAACATTGTATAAGTTCTGGCATTAATCACAGCACTTTTGTCAAAAATTTCTGGATTAAGAAGCATGAAGTTAATGAGTTCATCTCGCATTCCAACCTTATCACACCATTTACCAAAAACCTTAGCGTCGAATTCAACGTCGAAATTGATTAAACGAGACTTCTGAGCTGGATCCAGAGAGGTTACGCTATAGGATCCGTCGTCCGGATTGCTAGAAAGAAGAACATGACACTTTTTTGGAAGTTTCCAAGAAACGTATTCTCCAAATTGAATTAAAGACATGATAGCTTGCATAAAAAGACTTGATCCTCTTGAATAATCGTCGATGTTCAAAATGTACTCTTGATCAGGATCATTGGGCACCCAGCTCGGTATTGCATAGCTCATTCGAGGTTCGCAGTGCTCACAGAGCTCCCAGCCCATGTTGATATAGCGATCAATAAGTTTCTCGCTTATCCACTTTTCTTCACCGTTTTTATGCATAATGTATTCTTTGACAGGAACACCACATAAATCTCCTATCTCCTCGAGTTCACTAAGATTCAATCGAGTATATCCAGCTCCACGTTGCTCAGCTATTTGCTTAATAATCGAGCTTTTTCCGCATCCGCAGGGTCCGACAATATTTATTGCAATCTTATCTTGACCTTTCTCAATTAATCTGAGATTGTTATCTAACAAATAGTTAATAGTTTTACTAACTTCTTCTATATTCATCTTTGTAAAATTTAATTATTTTTTAATTGTTTCTGGAATACAAACTTTTATTCCAGGATAATTTGATCCTTGATTACCGTCACTTGTGATAATCCAAATCATTTTACCGAGAGGGTGACATAATTCTTGATCACCATATCCGTCGGTTAAATACACACAGACACTATAATCGTTTCTATGGTCATTAAAATACTGCACAGGAGCTTGGAAGCTAGTTCCTCCATTTCCACAGCGTTGGGATGGGATTTTTCCTTTAAAATCGTATTCTGCTGCTATTTGCGTATCACATTCAAGAACATGAATATCTGCTCCAGCTTTGTAAATATGATTAATTTCATTGAAAAAATCCACATAATCAGCATTAGAAACTGATCCTGAAGTATCGATTGCTACCAGGATCTTGTGTTTCTTTTTCTTCTTCAAACCAAAAGCATCTTCAAATCTTAACGATTCTTTCCTTCTGGTTTTCTTAAGATTAATATCGAAACTTGTTCCTAATAATCTGCGAAAATAAGCTTTCCAGTTAAATACGGGTGGTCTGGGATTTAGTAATTCATCTATTAAAACTGATAATTCTCCAGGAATATTTCCTTTATCTTTAATAGATTGAGCCACTTGCTTTAACTGATATTTTAACTGTTCTTTTATAAGCTTTTGTTCCTCTTCAGGAAGATTCTTAAGATCATCCCATGTAGAATGTAGAGTTCTAGCATAGATAAATTGATCCCGAACTTGTTGCTTTTCGGAATCACTAAGATCATTCCATTCCTTGTCTATTTTAGAAGGATTAGGTTGATCTCCTTGAGAATACTCAGGATTTTCTCCTCGACTTCTATTGGATCTTCCAGAAGAAGATTTTGAGCCTGAAGAACTCTTTCCGGACTGTTGAGAAGATTTCGAGCCATTGGAACTTCCACTACCAGACTGTGGATTGCCTTGTTGAGAGGACGATCCTTGATCTTGTTGTCCGTTACTAGATTGTGGAGTTTGTGGATTTCCTTCATCCCCTTCTTCAAAAGCTTTTTTCTCTAAGTGCTTTAGATACTCTAAATAATACTTAGTTCCAGCTTGCTTCGGTAATGATGGAAATAGTTCGAAGAATCGATCAGCAGCACCAGTAAATTCCCCTTTCTCGTTTTTAACCCAATATTTCTCATCTATATAAGATTCCACTTCCAAATCCATAGCGATATTTAATATCATGTGATTATCGGAAGCTTTATTATATAAATCAGAAATATGGAAGAAACATAAATGTAGTAATTCGTGCTTAAGAATAGCATACCTATAGTCATCCTTTAATCCATACCAGAAGTCTTTATTAATCATTAAGCAATAATTAATACCTTCCAATCCAACAGCAGCTGTAGGAATCTTTTCAGTAAACCTCTTATTTATACCACATAAAAAGAGCCCATAAAAAGGCTCAGATAACATAATTTTTTTAACAGCGGATGATACTGTTTGCATTAGAATAAACTTAATTGTCCGGAGTCAACTGCATTTTTCAATTTATAAGCTTCTTGAATATAAAAAGAATAGTTTATATTATAGTCGCTAATAGGTTTCTTAACATATTTATTAAAAATAATTGCTTGAAAACCTTTATTTACTGCCTGCATTTTGTCTCCTTCAAATATTTTATACAATGATCCTGACTGAGAGCCTCTTGCAATATAATATCTAGTAGTTCTAGATAATTTATCATCAATAATTTCGCCATTAGACATGTGTTTGAATATCCCTTTAGTAGAAGAATTAAGCTTTAATCTCATACAAAAATCATAAATATCTGTATGATTTTTAATAGTTTCTTCTATCGGAATATTATGAACAAAATAATCTTTTACAGCAATAGGAACAATTCTCATAGATGGATCTTTATGATATTCTTTATCAATTTCAAAATCTCCTTTGAGTTTTAAATGTTCAGATTCATCAGTAGAATCGTCATAAATTGCCATATAATTATTCACATCTCTAATAATCATTGATTTGTAAATTGCTTCTTCTATTACAAGAGTAGTTTCTTTTGTTAATTGATTGTTGACTTCCCTAATTGCTTCTAACTTATCTCTAGGAATTAATATTGTTTGTCCATCTGTATTAGTTTGTAAAAACTTTACATCAGGACAAGCTTGAATCATCCTTTCAGACCACATACAAATAAAAATTTGACCAGCAATCGTTGTTTTAAGAGTATATAATGGATCATACATAAATGAAGTTTCTTCATTTGATTTACCATAAGTTCCGTTTAAGATAAGTTTATATCCTTCAATTAGAACATTGTCTCGTTCTGCCTTCGGTTTATGCTTTTCTTGAATTCGTTTATCAATAAATTGTTCATACAATTGCATAAACTCAGGGCCTAAATGATGAGGATATATTTGTAAAGATCTAGCAATACTTGGATATAGAGAAGATACATCCAAATCTAGAATTACATGATTGTCATCAGAATTATATACTCCAGGACGAATACATCCGTGACTACCTCCTAATCCAAAATCCCATTTATATTCATGATCTATTACCGAAAAAGAAAATGAATCTTTTGGAATCGGGACTGGAATAGTAGTGGATTTAATCAAATCTAAAAACTTATTAAAAGAATTTGATTTAATATCACACCAAAACGGAATACAATCAATTAACTTAATTTCAGATCGAATTGTTCTTAGTTTTTTTACATCAAATGGATTCTTATTAACTGCTCGAGAATACAAATTTAACATTAATTGTTCTCCCATTCTAACATCGGGAAGATTAAGACAATTAATTCCAAATTTTTTTTGCAAATCGGTTCTTAATTGCATTTTATCTTTTCCCTTATAAATAGAATAATCAGTTCTTCCTAAGGTAGTTAAGAAAAATTGATAAGTAGCTTGAACATCGTTTTTATTATATTCTAGAACACAATCTTCATCCCCTTTTTTGCACCACGTAGTATGATGAATAGGCATTTCTTCAACACACTCCATTCTCATACAAATCTCTAAATCTTTTAATGAAGTTAATCGAGCTTTATTGTCATAATGCCAAATCTTAAACAAATCTATTTGAGGAATAAACTTATTTTTATCGGCAATAGTATTAAATTCGTTATTAATAACTTCTTGAGATTTTTCATAGATTGCTTGAGCAACCTCTTGTCCAGATTTATATGTATATTCTGGATGATTTAAAATGTGATGTATTACAGGATAATCAAAATTTTCATTATTGAATCCAACTTGAATTATGTTAGGTTTTTTTAGATGTAGAATTAAATCTTGCAAATCATTTCTCCAATTAGATATAACGAATTGACTCCATGTTTTGGTATTGCAATTATATCCAGTATAAGTAAAAAGATTTGAAAGAGTTTCTATATCATAAACCTCAAATTGATTCATCAGAAGTCCTATGTTTTCTGATATAAGCTAATGTCATTACGGCATAATTAGCCATATCCAACAGAGTATCTTCGATAGATTCATCTTTTACAGAAAATTCTTTATTAGTAATCAGATTATTTACTCGATTAACTTTATCGTTTAATCGAACAGCTGCTGCTACTAATCCAAATTGATCGAGAGTTTTGTCGAAACTATTGCCATAATCAGCATTTTTAGACAAATAAGTTTCTCCCATTTCTCGAAGAATTTGAAGAAATTCTTGATCAGATTCCCATTTTACTCCTTCTAGCAATTCGGGATTAATTTCTTGTTCTATCATTTAAGTGTATAATTTTTAAACTTAGCAACTTCTTCGATTTGCCTCATAAGTTCTTTCCACATCATTGCTTGATAAGCAACTTTTTCTTCCAGAGCATATAAAACTTTATTACGAAGCGTTTCTAATTGTGAAGTAGTTAGATCTGAATATTTACAGGAACGAAAACCTTTAAGCTTCTTCATGTGAATCATATCACGAAATTCCTTTTCAGTCAATCCTTTAGGATTTACATGAACATCGGTAGATTCAGGAAGACCTAATTGCAACTTAAGAATATCCAATTTTTCTGCTAAGGAATTTCTAAGAGTATATCGATCCAACTCCATAGATTCTTCCTGCGTAAAATAAACTCCATTATTATACAAAAACGTAAGAGTAATCTTAGAGTGATCAAAAGCTCCTAGAGCATCTCGACACGCTTTCATAAGAGAATTTACATTTACACTATAAAATTTACTATCGATTTTATCGACTTGAACGGGAAGATCTTGTAATTTATAAGTCCTCTCATTATAGTCTGGAAACCACTCTCTCAAATCAGAAAGTAAACTTTGTTCTGAATACTTAAAAGTTCCATCTTCGTTTTTCAAATTCTTGAAGTATCTAAGTGCTAATTCTGCTCCACAACAATCTAGTTGTTCAGAAATCATTTTTAGAATTAACTCGCGACCAGGAAATTTCTTGTCATCATTATACAGCATTTCCTTGCAATGTTCATACGCTTTATTAAGCGTATATTCATCCATATCGACGAGTTTGTATTCTACTTGCTTTTCTTGTCGATCTTTAGTAAGACGTTTGTCTTTCCATACGTAAGTATCAATCTTACTCATAAAATAATCTTGTTTGTGACTTTATCCTTTATAAATTCTTGTAAATAAATTTTGTCAAATTGATACAATTTTTGCTCTCCAGTAATTCTATCAAAATAAGGTTCTCCAGCATGAACTTCTCTAGAAGTTACAAATCCAGAATCTCCTATATTTAATTGATAATCAACTCCCCAATTTGGAAGTAATGTACACATTTCATAAGAATTATCATCTAATTGAAAAACATAAACTGTATAAATTCCACTCTTTTTTCCAACAACTTTACCATGATAGGTTTTTTCAATCATCAAATTTACTATTATTTACTCCGTCACTATAACCTATCTCTTGAAGTTTATAATTTGGAAATTTCTTCAGATATTCTTTTGACTCATGCCGAGTCATAGAAAGAATATCTAAAAATTCCCCTTGATTATCATAAACTTCCCAATCAAATTTTTTCTTTGTTTTTGGCATCTTCCTGACGCTGTTTTATTTTCTCTTGCACTTGATAGAAAGATATTGGAAAGTAATTATTATTATCAACTCCTACATCATATTGCTCTGGAAAACATACCGAAAGTCTAGAAATATCCCTTCCGATAGAAAGTGGACCACTATGGCAGTGTCCAAAAAAATTATAAACAGGATTTGTCTCTTTATAAGAACCCGCATAGCATAACAATGGATAGTGATTAAGAATAATTCTTTGATTTTCAACTTTAATTTGATATTGATATTGAACATCTTGAAAATATTCTTTTACTCCTGCAGGCATATCCTCGTCATGATTACCTTTGGTTAAATAAATCTTTCCGTTTAATTGTTCTAATATAGATTTCCACTTTTCCGTATCTCCGAAACAAAAATCTCCTAAATGGAAAACTACATCATCTTTTCCAACAACCGAGTTCCAGTTTTCTATCAGTTTTTGATTCATTTCTTCTACTGAAGAAAAGGGCCTATGACAGAAATCCATTACGTTACGATGATAATAGTGACTATCGCTACTAAACCAAATCCCCTTCCCCTTCGAAAAAGAATAATCATAATGGCATTTACTCATTTATTATCTGCAGGTTGTAAAGTTAATAATCCTAAACTTCTCCACATTTCCACACATCTGTTAGAGTCTTCAAAAACTGCTAAAACATTATATTTACCATCCACATATTGTTCAAAAAGTTCTTTTTTACTAATAGGTGCTGGTCGATAATCCTTTTCAGCTCGCATGATTAGATTCCATTTATAAAACTTCTTGAGTGTATTCATATCAGTTTTATAATATGGGAAATATTTTGCTAACCAATCAAACGTTTTAGCGTAAGCTACAGCAGTTTTGTTTCTACCAGTAAGAAAGATAACATTTACTCCATCGAGTATATATCTTTCTATTATTTGCTTCATTCGAGGATCACATTTATCGGTGTCTATTTTATCCCATTCAAAAGGACTTCTACCTTGATGTAATGCTACCGTTCCATCTAAATCAACTACTATACAAGGAGGCAAATCGAGATTATCGTCATTTCTAATAAAAGTATGGTCGGTATAAACCTCTTTCCGAAACTCTTCTTCGAAATAACGCAAATAAAAGTCTTTTAAGACCTTTTCTCCGACAGATCTACCACCTGCCTCACCTCTAAGACGATCTCGCTCTACAGCGTCTTTAAATGGTATATAAAACGATTTTGTTTCTACTTCCACTCCGAACTCGTCAGCAATGGTATTCCATTTAGAAATTGTCCTAGGATTTAGATTAGTAGCATCTATTATAGGTGTAAGTCCTCTTTTAAGTGCAGAACGAACAGCAGCTTCTTCTATATCCGAGATATAGTCTTCCTGAGAAGGAACCAAATAATCTCCTCTGGAAGATCGGAAATCGTCTCTATTAACGATTACACAATCTTTATGAGTTTGAATATAGTCTCTAGCAAAAACAGTTTTTCCTGAAGCAGGGGGACCACTCAAAACAATAATTTTATTCATTTTCTCGTTGATATTTTTGAAAATTACTTAGCCAACTTTCAATTTTTTCTTTGCCAACTGGATTAGAAGATATTACTTTCCAAATAGGTAATGGTTTGTGATAGTTAATACAGTATCTTACTAACCATTTAGCACAGTCATATCCAGTAAACTCTGTTTTATCATCAATATCGCCTAAATCGTGATCGAAACAAATAGCAGTTGGCAATCCATTTTTAACAATCCAGTCTGAAAATTCATCATAGGACTTAACCCAGTGAACTTCCACATCTTTACCTATAGGAGAAAAGTTAAGCCATTCTGGATTTTCAAAAGGATCTCTCCAATCATCGAGCCATAATAACGTTTTCATAATCACCATGTGCTGTAATCGCTAACATCAGAGGTTTCTCCGCAGCAATCACAAGTAATTTTAATTTGAGCCCCAATTCCAGTAGATTTAGTAGTAATAGTAAATCCGAGAGGTTTCTTATTAGAATTATTCTTTTCATAACATTTTTTGTGATTTTCAGCAAATTCCTCCATAGAAGCAATTTCTGTTTCATTGAACAATTTCATAGTCTATATAAGTTACAGGATACCTTAAATTATAATAATCGTCTTTAACAGAAACATTGTAACACTTCGTTTTTCCAATAGTTTCTGGACCTCTCATACCTTGATGTGTATGGCCACTGCAGCATAATTTGATATTTCTATCTTCAATTACACTTCTAAGATAAGTGCTACCAAAATTTCTTCGTTGCCATGGATCAAATCCTACATCACCAAAAGGTGGCTGATGAGTTAACAAAACATCACAATCTGGAATTTTAAGATATTTTTCACCACCAGTTACAAAAGCCCAACGAGAAGGGTCAAGATTAATACACCAAGGACAGCCATAAAATTTTACTCCATCTAGTTCAATTAGATCATCTTCTAAATAAAAAAGTTTATTAGCTAGATTACTCTCTCTAATAGCAGTTCGAATGGCTTCTTTTCCCCAAGACTGTAACGTTGCGTCGTGGTTCCCTGCAATCCAAACTACATATAAACAGGGCAATCCGTAAACCCAATCAAAAAACTCATTAATAATCCAAGGAATACATTTGTCGTCATCCCACTGGAGTTTTAACGGGACAGTATCTCCACAAATGCAGAGAACATCACAGTTCTCTACATAAGGGAAATCACCATGCATATCACTTAATGCTCCAATTTTCATTAACTTACACAAAGATAAATTATACCGGCTATAATTAGTATTATTATACCTAAGCCGCAAGGAATCCACAGTGGTGCAGTAACCCACCACCAACTCCAATTAATAACTCCACATAACTTCAATACCATTAAAGCTACGAAAGTCATACCACATACTCCAGTTCCTCCTGAAGTTACAATTTGTTTATTATTACTCATATCGTTCTTGTGTCTCAATATCTTCATAAGTTCCGGAATCTATTTCAGCTCCCTCTTTCTGAAGATAGCTTAGGGCCTTCAATTTAAAACATTCTGCTATAGGATCATCATCAATACGTAGACAAATGCCTTCTCTAGGCACTTTATTACGACATAATGGTTCTTTCTTCTCCATACCAAAATGCTCGGTATCATTTTTCAATGCTTCTAATACGTTTTCATGCCAATGATTAGCAGGATCAATTTCTGGATACAAATCTTTCAAAGTTCCATGGTAAAGTAATGGTAGTAAGAATAGTTTATTAGGATCTTTTCCAATTTCTTGTAAAGAATCTTTAATTTTCAAAGTAAAAGTCATTACTTCGTTAATATTATACTCTTTCTTACTCCCATCCTCTTCAGTCTTGGTAACTCGATAAATCATTAGTTTATTTTCTCCAGGATTACACCCATAGTCATAACCTTTTTGAATCATACGAGTTGAATCAGATAGATACCCGAATATTTCCCCATAAATAGTAATACCAGCAGGAATTACATCTTTTAGAAGCTCATAATACTCTCCCCAAACATCAGTATCATAATAACCACCATTAACTTTTGGATTAATAGTTTTATTCTTAATAACTGTTCTGGAAGAATAAATTACATCATAACCTTTCTTAGTAAATTGAAGGAATTTCGGGAGATAGTTGAAGATTTTAGAATAAATCCCACCCCATCGCGGTTGAAGTGTCAAAATGTTACCAAAAATGGCGCTAGTATTATGAATCAGTATACCGTTAGCAAAAAAATTATGTGTGGAGCTTACAGTTAAATCGTATCGATCACGAATTGAAACTGGAGTTATTTTTTTAATTTTTATTATTTGCATATAATTTCATAATTCGTTTAATTTTTTCTAATTTTTTACTATCATTAAGATCACACTCCCATAAAGTAATGACCGTAAAACCATTTTGTTGAGCTAATTGTAGTTTTTGAGCATCTTTTTCCCACAAAGATTTAGCTAAAACCCCGTCAGAACCAGGTAAATTAATAATATCGTTTTCAGCATAAATTTTAGGATTAGCGTGCCAAAAATCACCGTTTAATTCAATCAAATAATTATCAACTTTAAAATCAAAGTATCTAGCATGCCCATCTGAACTAGTTAAACAATATTCTACTTCAAAATCAATATTATTTTCAACCAAAAGCTAATAAAAGTTAATATTAAGTGACGATATATAAGTAGATTGTGAAGAAATCTGAAAATTAGGACGTAATTTCTTTACATGTTCTTTCCATTTTTCTAATCCATCTATTTCACCGTATTTATTGATATAATGCTGTTTAGTATTAGCTTCCCCTTTTAAAAAACACATTCGTTCATAACGAGCCTGTGCTTCTTCTGAAGTTGCACCATCTTGAATCCACTTATTAATATAATATTCTTTCGAATTACAAACCTGTTTGTAATTTAATCCATAATGTTTAATAAGTGAATCTACTATTTTTTCTTTTACTTCTTTCCGTTGAAAAACATTTACAATACCTTCCTCATCTAAAAGACGTTTTTCCCAAGCTTTTCGAGATTTGCTCTCTTTGCAGAAATTATGAGGTTGACCAAAATGTTCAAGACATGTTTTTTTATAGCGTTCTTTACGTCTTTTAGTAGTGCAAGCATCTTTAATATTACGTAATGGAGTTCCGCTATCTTTAATAATTTTTTGAATTTGATGATACAAGATGTGGTACTTTTCTGCTAACTCAACAACAGAGTAACCATCTTTATATAATTTCAATAGTTCTTCTAAATTAGTATCAAGAAATTCTTTATATTTCTGACAATTTTTTAAGTGATGTGGATTACCTAAAGCAATCTACTCTCCACAAAAAGGACAATTTCGATATTTCATAATATTTAAAATTAATGGTTCGTGAATTTTTTTAGTACAAAAGTAAAATATTAGAAAAAAATTAAAAAATAAGTTAACAGTTTTTATGAAAATAATACACTATCTCCAGGTTTAAGATCCCAAACTTTACGATAGCAATTACGATCCGGTAAAAACACCGGATTATTACCAGTTATAGTTAATTTTATTCCGTTTTCCAGTTCTAATTCATACCAATCACCATCATTAGAAATATGATAATATTGATCGATTGGAACAAAAACTTTTTGCTGAGTGTAAGTATCATAAGCTTCTATTAAACAATCAAGTTTATTATATACTATATGCTTAATAGTAAACTGACCTAAATTGGTATTAATTAATGTTTCTGCATCCACACATCCGTGAACCTTAGTGCTGGCACAAACAACATCATCAGGATTTAATCTTGATATTTCCCTCTGGAGCTGTTTTGTGTCATAATGCAGTGCAAATTGCCCTGGAATCATTCGATCAAAAGCTAATTTCTTAGCTCGATGCTGTTCTCGAGTCAGTCGAATATTAGGTTCTGGCATAGGAGGAACATAAGCTTTTACAAACAACGTTCCATCTACTGTGTCAAAATCTTCACCAATTCGTTCAGAAAGATTTTCCTCTTCTACATTAAAAGCAGGAAAATAATTTTTCATTGCTTCCACTGTAAACAAAAACCCCATAGAATATACTCCACGAAGTTTGATCATCCGAACACGACCTCGTTTGTTAATATATCCTTTCTTTTCAGGATCTTTATTAAGAGTGGGATCATCAAAAAGATTGTTTACAAAAAGAAAATCTTTATTTAACTCACACTCATTAGAGACATAAAACATTATATCTCCTTCTTTCACTTCGTCTTTACCTATAATAATAGTTCTTCCTTCAACCTCAGTTTGAACTATCTTATCAGCACCTTCTATAGGCTTAATTTCACCTATTTTAACGATAGTGCAACAATACTCGTGAGAAATTTTCTCACTCGAAGTCAGGGTCGTCTTCATCAGTTATCCTCCTCATCATCGCCATATTCTTCTTTATAGAAGTTTTTTATGATTTTATCGTCATCACAATCAACTTCTACACCTTGAGATTCCCAATACTTCTTTACAGGTTCTGCATTACAGCATGGACCACAATTAAATATTTCAAACTCAAAACCTTCAGTTCGAGACCAATCAACCTTATAAAACTCTTGACATTTCTTAATAAGTTCTGCAACTTTATCAGCTGCTTCCTCACCAATTACATCTTTGAGTTTAGGAGTTTTAGTATATTCCCTTCGACCTCCTACTAGAGAGTCATCTTTTACATAGATTTCGGTTGTTCCTCCATCCAAAAGATAGTCTTTTAGAACATCAGTGTATTCCTTAAAATAGGGTTCTAGACTATAAGCGTGCTTATAATGATCCACTATCTCTCGAAATAACTTTTCGGGCAAATAATGATGAGCCCAATATTCTTTATCATAAGGTTGGCCTTGTTTGTGTGCTTCTAATAGTGCTGCATAGGAAGTAGTCGGAACTGCATATTTATAAAGATCTTCCAAACAATTTAGAAGAGCTTCATTAATAATTTCTTTCTTCTGTTTCATTTTTCTTAAAAAACAACGTTAAACCTTGTTCTTTTACATTTCTGATTTGAGTTAATTTCAAATCATCTATTACATATCCTAATCCTATAAAAGGACCTCCACATGGATCCACAGCATAAATCTTCCGATTTTGTCTATGGATCCATACGGGTAGCTCTTCTCCATTTGGCCATTTAGCTTCTAAAAGAAACTCAAAAGTCTCCTGGGATTCTTTCAGAAATTTGAGCATTACATTGCTCCCATCTCTGTTTGGCAATTTGATATTGTTCATAAGCTTGTTTAGCTATATATTTCATATCAGGGTGAGGTTGACCAGTGGTTCCAAAGTAACGTTGGTTAAAGAAATTATCCCAATCTTCCTCAAAACCACACTGTATCATTACCGTCTTTATATCCAACGGTAAAATTCTCCGAGCTTGTTCTGCTTTCGCATGAGCTCGTATAAGCCATTTATAGCCGATCTCAGACACTTTCCAGAAGAGTCTGGTCAATCTATCCACTCGTTTATTTTCGTCGCTGTCAGAGGGCTTTATGAAGGCCAATTGGTTTCCAAATTTCTTTTTAGTGTATGCACAGTATCTTGTACTTTGCATTAGTGAGCTCAAAGCAACATGGGTTCTCCCCTCATCAGCCACAGAACGAGAGATATTCCAGAGGAAAGTATATCGAAGTTTATGCCATTTAGTAGGAGTATCTGATAGATATTCAATATCGTTTTCCCAATGATGTTCTTTTATAACCCTATAATTAGTAGTTACATAGACTTTTTCATTATCAGGAAATTCTATTACTCTTGACCAATTATTCTCACGATATTTCTTCCAGGGAGTATCTTCCATTCGAGGAAAGATAAGATAGACTGTAAAGAACTCTAATGGACGATAATGCTTAGCAGTTAGTAATCTGTCAACAAATTCGACTTCGTGTCCAGTTTGGTCAGAAGCATAACAGATTCTTCCTGCTCTAGCAATAGCCTCATAACCGCCTAACAATCCAGGAGATTGTTCTAGTAAAATGACAGAGGGATTAATTATTTTCATCGGAAGCTTTTAAAAGTTTTGGTAAAGTTATCCTAGGAACGCTAAAAATAGATTCTTGAACTTCTTCAATAGTAGAATCAATTTCTTGAATTTTATCGTATAGCCATTCTGGCGTATAATCCGGAAGAAGATCTTGTTTAATTTTCGGATCATTCGCGTCACAAATTGAACACCAGATATTATTATAATTATCTGGATCAGGTTCTAAAACTGTTACTAAAAATTTATTCATAATTATTAACTATTAACGGTTTCTTTTCTGGAATCCATTTTTCCCAAACTTCCATCTTTATAGTCTTAAAGAACTGTCTTCTTGAAACTGATAACTTAGAAGTTTTATTATCAATCTCGTCAGAAATTGCCTGTAAAGTTAGGTTGTGGAAGTTTTTATAGTTAGTAATATCTGATATAAATCTCCGAAATTCTTGTTTTCCTTTCTGTAGATAAAACTCTTTTTGTGCTTCCAATTCCTCAGGAGTTGGCTCTTTTTTCTCTTCTTCCATTTAGCCAGTAAATTAAATAAGTTAATGAATTTGAACTGGGTGATACATAATTTGGAAACGTTTTGGTTATTTCCAAATCTTTTTTAAATTCTGATAGGCAAATAGCCAAAATAAGATTTTTAATCATTATATTTCTTAAAATAAGGAAAAATCCAAGTAATAAATAAGATTAAACAAGTTCCTATAAAAGCTTCTAAATAAAATCCAGATCCTACTAAGCAACCTATAGCGGCACTAACCCATAATATAGAACTAGTGGTAAGACCGGAAACTTTATTATTTTCTTTTATAAGCACTCCAGCACAAATAAATCCCACCCCAGAAACTACCTGTGCTATAATCCGAGAATTATCTCCATTAAATATTTGTGGAGACATTATTACAAATAATGTGCTTCCTAAAGTTATTAACGATACTGTTTTTATTCCAACAGACTTACCGTGAATTTCTCGTTCTAAACCTATTAGAAAGCCTAACAATACCGAAAATAACAATTTAAGAATCATTATCTGAAAATATTAAATATGCTACAAATCCTATAATAATTATAAGAAAAAGCGTTTGCATTAAAGAATTTTATCAATAATATGATATTTCAAAGCATCTTCTGCATTAAGCCAAAGATCTTTCCTTTTACACAGTTCTATTAGTTTACTATCCGAGTGCTTAGAAATTATTCCATCTAAAACAGTTTGAAGTCGTTTAATCTCTTCTGCCTGATCTAAAAGATCTGGAGTTTTACCCATCCACCAAGCAGACACTTCATGAATAAGAACTGAACTATTAGCAGTTGATTCTCTATAACCTTCAGACCCAGACATTAAAATAATAGAAGCCATAGAACAGGCACTTCCGACATTTACTGTCCTAATGATTATTCCTTTTTGTTTGATTAACTGAATAGTATCATATAATCCCAATCCATCCAACACTGATCCTCCTGGAGAATTAATATATAACGTAATTATATCCCCAGATTGAAGTTTAGACATTAAATAAAACAACTGAGTTTGATAATCTGTAACTGATTCAGTATCAATTTCATCGGCAATCATAATAATATTATCTTGGAGAAGTTTAGACTGAAGATCCAAACTTACCATTCTTTGATTACCAGTTTCTAAAACTTGTATATTTCCTCTCATATTTCTTCAATGTGACTTAATTTTACTGCTAATTCATCCACTATTTCATTTCCAGTATTTCCAGAATGTCCATCTATATGGATAAAAGTAATTACTTTGTCAAATAAAAGACTTTTTAAAAAGTCAATTTGACACCATAAATCTTCATTTGTATTTTTACTCCAACCCAAATTCATTCCACCAACTAAATACATAGAATCAGAATAAATAGTAATATCTTTATCATCTAAATTAGAATCTGAAATATATTCCAAAACTTTAATAGCAGCAGTTAATTCCATTCTATTGACAGTAGTCTGGTTTTTATTTCCAACTACTCGTAATTTTAATTCTGGAGAATAAAACGCCCATCCCCCTCTATCACGATTGGGACTATAAGCACCATCTGTATAAAAGTTAATCATCTATTAATAAATCTAAATCTTTAATGTGGTCAATTTGCTGACCTTCTTTGTTATAATAAATAAGACTCTCAAATACACCTTTTTGGCCTTTTACAAGGGCAATTATAACTCCAGGCTTACCATTAGTCATTCTATCATAACAAATAATTCGAGCAGACCGACCATTCCTAGTAATTAATTTCGCTCCTTTTTTAGATTCTTCGATATTAAACGGTTTCATTTCCAAACACTGATGCAACGATTCTATCTGCAAGTTCAGAAATCTTCGTTAAATCTTCATCGGATACATCGAGACCGTTTCTTTCTACAAAACTACAAGTGAGTTGAGCTACTAATGGAAATTTATAATCATTTTTATCCATTCCAACCAAAAATTCGATTTAACACATCTTCAATTGTTTTGTCATCTATTTGAATCTTTTCAGGAATTTTAAATTCCTTTTTCTCAGGTTCAGACTTAATAAGTTTCAATTCTTCATCTGTCCCATCAACTTGTTGCATGAAGAAATTAAAATCATTTACCGATTCAAACAAAATTCCTTTCATTACACCTTTCTCAAAAGCTTTAATAAGTGAATTTGCTAAATCACGCTTAATAAATTTAACTTCTTCATTTTCGTGATCTTTGATACTTTTCTGAATATACTTTTGATATTCATTAATTAAGTGTGCTTGGTAATCAGTTCTTGTCATAATTTTTTTGATTCCAAATAAGTATCTACCATTTGCCGAAGCTGATCTAAATATTCATTATATTTTTCTTGATAAAATTCTCGAGACACTGAAATTCCTTTATTCCAATTATCAATATAATCTTTTTTAAATGTTTGAATAACATTAAAACAATCTTGGAAATTATCAAAATCAATTTTTGAATTTACTCTTTTTATTAATTCTTCAATCATAGAAACTAGTTGAGGAATTGAACCCCAAATACCGAAGTATAGAACCACTCTAGCTGGCATTTCTGCCTATTTACCAATATTCGTCTTAAATTCTAGGTCGGGTTTTAACAAGTCGATCTAAGACAGGATTATCTTTATTCAACACCTTCTTCATTTAATCGGTAACCCAATTCCATCTCATGAAGTCAAACGCTTAGTTTTATGGATTATCCTAAGCTGCCCGTATTATAGCATTATCTATAATTAAGTGGGGTGTATCATTAGTATATGATAATGTAATACATCATAGTTATTATAGTATTACAACATATCTAACGACGAGATAAAGAATCCTTAATTTCGAGATTTATTATCGAAATAATTGAATACTGGAGAATTTAACACCTGTTCATAATAATTCAATTCTCGATCATAGGTAAATTTTCTAAATTTTCTACGACCAAAATTCCGCACATGTTTTGATTTATCATGAGGTGACTTAGTAAAGTCACTCTGATAAAACATTTCCCATATAATAGAAGAGTTCCGAGTTCTTTTACTTTGATCATCCCATAATAATTTAAATAAAATAGTTCCTACAATTCCTACAGAAGGAGGAGCTAAATTATTCCAAATTTTTTTTGGCGGAGTTTCTAACATATTCTGAACATAAGTTTTTAATTTAATATCTGTTGGACCACATCTATAATCCCATGATGCATTTAAATTTCCTAATTTAGAATATATACATGGAACATGATAGACAGTATGCTTATTTAAATTTTTGTAAAAAGAAGTTTCTGACAAAAGGCTCAATCCTAAAATCCAATTTTCTTCATCAGGACTCATTAAAAATTGAATAATTTTTACGAATTCTTCTGCATTTTTTCTTTTCATTTTAAAGCATCTACATATTTATTAGAAGGAATTCGCTTTTGTAATTCAGAATGAAGAACATTAATATCATCAATATCCAAATCTTTTACTAAAGCCATTTTCATAATTTCCTTTAATGGGGCTAAATTTACAGATTCCATAGAATGAATACGAGAAATACTTCTGTAAGAGCATAAACACTGAATACCAGTATCTGCACAAACTTGACGAAAAGTCTGAGCAAATTTAGATAATTCAGAATCTCCTCCAGCACTTTCCAAATCAATTTTAGGCGAATAGTCTATATGAACTATAGCAAATCGATCTAGACTTGCTCTATCCAAACAATAGCGGCCTGTATATTGAGAATCTGCACCAGTTCCTAATGTATTACCAGCAGCAACTACACGAAAATCCGGATGAGCATAAACTCTACCACATGGAAAGTTAAAATATCTATTAGCAATAGCAGCATTTAAGATAATTAAAACCTCAGGAATAGAAGCATCTATCTCATCCAAAAAGAAAATTCCTCCTTTAGTAAAAGCATCATAAAACTGAGTTTCATGGAATATACCATTCGCGTCGCGAAACAGTTTTGTTATCGTTTTGGTTTTTTATCCAAAACTTCTAGAGATTTCTCTCATATCCTAATGGAATACGACTAGTTAATTCTAGTCTAGCTCAGCATATATTTTCACCCCTAAGGGCGCAGGGCACTCGTGGAGAGATTATATTTATTCACTCTCTATGCGTTACGATGTCTAACAACCTTTCGCAATTTGTTAGATTATCTCGGTATTACCTAAACGGCTTCACCGATATTGTCCTGTAATAATCTTATAGATTACTCCATAAGACGGCCTTCTCTCCTCTGCTTGAGAGAATAATACTTTTCAAATTTTCTATCTAAATATACAGCAGCATCTTTATATATGAAATCTAAAAACTTAAAAGCATTTTTTACGCGGATTCGATGACATTTATTACTTTTAGATTTTGTAGATTCAAAACCTAAAATTTTAATAGCAGCTTGTAAATCAATTATAAACTACTCAACTGCACATATAAATGAAGCTTCGACTCTGTTTCCACGTTTGTCTAAACTTAGACATCCATCTCCATCAAAAAATCCTCGCACAAAATCTTTTAAATATTCAGATTTATACATAAATTTAGGAAATTGTAATATATGAGTTTTAAGAGAAACACAACCTAGGGATACTAAATCATCGTGCATTTTCTTATTACGAAGATTAACTCTACAATAATAATGATCTCCAAAAGATGACTTCCCATGAAAAATTCTTACACAATTTCCTTTATACTATATAAATTTAGAAAACTTTTGTAAATGATTGAAATCTGATTTCATTAATGAAATTCCAACAGTATTTCGAGTAGATCCGACATATCCGTCTGCGTACATAAATCCTAGCCAATATGCAGATTCAGCAGTAATAGTTGAAAAACAATTTTCATTATACTTACTTTTATCTACTAAATGTCTAGCAACAGTATGTCTATCTACATCTAAAATTGTTGCAATTTCAGTAATGGATTTACCTTCATTAAACAACTAGTTCATTTGTTTACGAAGGTCGTCTGTAATTTTTTTTCTTCGTAACCTTCAATTTTGAAAAATATTAATTAATTTGACCGACTAATGTATATTCTTGAGTAACAGCATTACTAAAATAGAACTCTTTTCCTAAAGCTTCCGCAACTTGTTTAACCAGATAATTTTTACCAACCCCAGCAGGTCCACAAAGATAAACTGGAATATCCAAATTAACTAAATTAAGCACTGTATCAAACATTTCGTGAGTTACTCCTGTAAAAGGATGTTCTTCTCCATCTGGTAAAAGCAATTTATGAACTTGGGGAATTCCTCCAAAATGTTCCATAAACATCTTTTCTACTTCTGGTGAAAGCTTATCAAATATATCTTTTGGATCAAACATTCCTATTAAGGAAGATAGCATCTTACTATATACAATATTCAATTGATCCAAAGAACTAGTCAATTCTGGAATTTGAGAAACGGAATCTCCCGATTTAATTCTAGGCATTATTTATATTTAAATAGTCAATTAATTTACTAACATCGAATCTCATTTCTTCAATATCTTGAGCTCGTAATACACGAGCATTTTTTAGTAAATTTAACTGATTGACAAAATCTTTCCATTCTTCCGTTTGATCAGCAGGACTTCTACCATAACCAAATCGAAAGTCTTTATCTGTAATATCAGGATTAGTTTCTAGCCATTTAAACCCGATTCTTCTAAACATAGAAGGATGAGCTAATGGAAAACATAACTTCTGCAAATCTAATCTTTGTCCATAATCTTTTAAATCAACAGTTGGAAAACCCCCTTGTTCATCAGCTTTTACAGCCATAAATCCGAGTGTTAATTTAACAGAAATTCTCTTAGTTTCTAAGATTTTAATTGCCGTTAATAAAACTACTCCTGCATTTATAAACAACTCTTTATCAGTTCCACAATTAGCTCCCATTTCATAGATAATATTTAAAGTTTTCTGCTTTTGTGGAAATCTTTTCATATCAATCATAGATTGTGGAAGACCTAATATAGCATTTGGAACATTAGGAACAACTCCTTCTATCGAATTTTGTGGACGTATCTTTTTTGTAAATTGAAATTCAGAATATAGATCTTTCTCCATCTTCTTCATTTTAGACATTATTTTAGGAAGAATTTCTACATATCCCTCTTTAAATAACTGAACAGCTTCATCATAACTATGACTTCCAGTAAAATCATAACTCCCTGATTCAGAAGAATCTTCGATTGCCATTACTGAATTATTAGGACGACTGTTTAAAGTATTTAATAACGAATGAATCGATTTAAAATGTTCCTTAATTATCTCCATACCATTCTTGTAAAGATTTTATAGCGATTTCTCGAACACATTTTTCTTCATTACTAGTTGCCGTTAGGAATGTTTGAAGCTGAGAACTAGCCCCTCTGAATCCATAAACTGGAATCCAATCATTTATCCAAACTCTAGAATAATTTCTTATCCAGGCTGATAAATATAAATTTTTTTCTATATTATCAGGGTCAAATTGTTGGATAACCTCGTTTAAAGTAAATTTCACGTCTCTTCATTTTAATTAGTATCTAAAAATTATTATCTAATCCCACCATAACTCTATTTTATTCTTAAGAATTTCGAATAAAAGATTTTTAGCTTTATAATCATAAATTTCCCTATAATAGACATAATCTAATCTATTTTTTGGATTGTGGTAAAATTGAAGCTCTGATTTACTAAGAAATCTAAAATCATTATTAATATTAATTTTACTCGGATACTTTGACTTTCCAGATAAATGCCGACATAGATTAATAGCTCTAGTTAGCCATTCAATTCCCCAGTCTTTTGGGTCGCAAACAGAATCATTTTGAGCATAATCTCGAATATTCTCCAACTTAACTGCAAGAAGTGAATAAATATATCCCCAGTCCCAATCTTCTCCACGATTAACTTCTGCAATTAGTTTTTTCTTTCGCTCTTGGCGAGCAAAAATTTTATGAAAACAACCCATTATTCTTCTATTAAATTAGGTGAATTTACAACATTTTGTTTTATAGAAAGCAGATCCAACAACTTAACCACAGACTCTTCAACTGGAAATTTCTTTCTTAAAAGTAAAAGATAATTTCTAGCGGTAGCACACTGTTCTAGATTTTGACAAGATTCTAAAACATTACAAGCTTTTAAATAATAATCAAGAAATTTCATTGAAAAATTGTTTTATATTGTTTACAAATTCAGATTGATGCTGAATAAAAGTTTGTCCAGGACTCATTGCCAGTATTACAGGTTTTTCGTCTATTAATATGAATTCTATGTGATGTTTTAGACACTTATATATAGAATATGTTAAGTGTTTACTATGATCAAATCCGTAATCATTAGCCCATGCTATAAATTTATCTTGAGGCAATAGTTTTAATCCCAGTAAAAAACTTTCCAAATCTCTAGAATTTAGAATTTCTAGAATTTTCAAATTGTTCATATAACGTAACTAAATCAGATTGCTTAATTTTATATAATTGATTTTCAGAATCAATACATAAATAGCCCATAGTACACCATAACAATTTAGGAATTGGATGCGAAAAATATACTGAATTGGAATTACAAATTTTAGTAATCGAATCAATTGTATCTTGTTCGTTAAAGAATATTGTACTTACATATTCCAAATTTAATTTTATACCCATCTTAAATAAATTCTGAGGCAACCAATCATAAAAGGATTTATCTATTAACGATAATCCTAATATCACAGTTTCTATATCTGAAGAACTAAGCATTTCTGAAATCTTCATATTTTTGACATAATTCTGATAAATATTTTACACTAAAGAAATGATATATAGATCTTATGGATTGATACGAATCCTCAAATACAATCATAGCTTGCTTCATATTATAAATCCAATCATTTCCATAAAATATTCGACTTAAATCATAACCTATGCGATAATGTTTATTTAATATTATCCATTCTAAAAAATCAGTTTGAGAAAGTAATCTTATTCCTAATAAAATAGATTCAGAATCCTTGGTATTAAGTAAATCAGATATTTTCATTTTCGAATTGTTGATATAATTGATTTAAGTACGGAACTGATATAGGAAATCCTATAAAATTATTCATATTTATTCTGACTGAATAATATTCATTAAAAGGCTGATATAAGAATTCTAAATGATTTCTATGTCTTAATAGTAATAAAATTGCTTTATAGGCAATAGGTTTACTAGATTTAATATATCGATAAAATTTAACAAATGGTATTAATTTTATGCCTAAAAGAATAGTTTCTGGATCTTTAGAAGATAGTAATTCAGATATGTTCATAATAAAACTTCACTCCCGATAAATCTTCAAACCAAACTTTTTCGAAATATAAAATAGCAGTAATTCTGGAAATATTAACAGAAATTGAAACTGTATGACAAATTGTATATTGTTTAACTTCTCTAGCCCATTGATAAAAATCTTCAGGTAAAGCCCTAACTCCTAATAAAAACGTTTCAATATCCTTGTTAGCCAGTAATTCGCTGATCTTCATAAGCTTTAATCATATTAATAAAAGGTTTCTTAACCTTGCTGTAATATAAGTATGATAAATAAATTGAATATAATTTGATATATTTCTAAGGTATTTAAATTTTTAAATAAGGCTATAACTTCATTATAAGTAAATCCACAATATGATGAATTATAAAAATGAATTTGAAACCATTTTAAAAAATCATCTTGAATCATCTTCAATCCTAGAATTACTACTTCTCAATCTAGAGACGAAATCATTTCTATAATATCCATGTTTAAAGTTATATATAATAGAATATCGCAATTTTTTAATAGACGGATATTTTAAATTTATCAAACAATTTAATGAAATATCTCCCATTTCCTTAATTTCAATAAAATTCCTATTAATGATATAGGATTTTGAGATCCAATTTTTAAAAGCAGGACACTCTATACAAACAGTATTTCCTATAAACTTAATCCAAAATCTAATCCATTTATCAGATTTAATAGCTTGTAAAGCTAAATTTTGAACTTCAGGATCTTCGCTCTGAAGCATTTTTCTCCACTTGTTCTTGATAATATATCGCATTTTCTAAAGTTTTTAAATCGATATTCCAAACATTAAAATTCTTAAATCTTCCAGAAACATGATCCTCATTATATGGATTTGAAAAAGTTAATAAAACTTTTCGAAACGGAAAAGATCTAATAGGCATAACTTTCCCATTATAATAATATTTAGCTTTCTTTCCAAACTCATTTTTGTGTTCTTTTAAAAGCTTCATTCCTAGATTGCGAGATTCTTCATCATTACTTTTTAAGAGTTCGATTATCTTGAAGAGATGGGACGTTTCCATAAATTGCTATTTCAATAGGATAACATTTTGATTAATTCTTCCATAGAAGGCAAGTGGGATTCGAACCCACATTATGCGTTTTACTTAAACTATTGCCTATTTAGTAAACCATAGAAATAGGTAAAATCCTAATACTAATGGCCAAAATACTATAATAATTAACATTATAGGAATAATATTTTTTAGTGGAAATCCATCTAAATAAGTATTTAGACAGATTCCACTAAACAATATTCCTAAAAGTAAATAAATAACTAAAATCATACTGACAAATCGTCAATCTCTCCAATCAATTCTTGAATCCTACGAGTGTTGTGATCAATAGCTTTTAAGGATTTAGAATAGACATCTGCCCACTCTTTAGCCCATTTAGCTTGACTCGTGTGATAACGAACTTCTGCTCGTTTAAGTTTGAGTAAAGCTCGTTTAAAAGCAATCTTTTCTCCACGATCTTTATCAAAATTATCGTGAATACTACAAACCGCCTTACCTACGTAAGTTCCTTTAACATTTCCAGTAGAAATGTTAATAATGCAACGAACTGTTTTTGTTGCCTGATCTACTGTGTAATTAACCATATTATAGAATATAATTATAAATTCTTTTTCTTTGAATTTCTAATTCAAATGTTACGACTTGTTTATTAAAAGTACCATCTGTAGTAGAAACTTTATATCTTCTCGGAGCAATTTTAACTAAGTTAGCAATTTTTATTCGACATGTATCAGAAATTTCTTTCCCATCATCGCTAATATATCGGTACTCGAGCCATAAAAGTTCATCTTCTTCTGGGGTAAATGATATATTTTGATCACGTTGAATAGCATGTCCATTCATAATCTGATAACTTGTAAATAGAATTCCTTCCTTTTCAAATCCGAAATAAGAAATTGTTTTCTTAGGTGTATCTCCGAATTGATTAAGATCGTTGATAATGGAAATTAGCATATCAAAAGATAGATTAGGAATAGAATCTAATTCCATTATTAATTCTTCTTTATTAGATTTGTTTATTAACATATCATTAATTACCTCTTCTATTATAGGCTCATCTAACCCTTCATAATTTTTATGATAATAAATTCGACCTGGCCGATTAATGAGATTTTCATTAACATAAGCTTTATTACAGGTTAATATATAAAAATTATGGCAATTAAATAAGCCATCTAGAAGTGAGAGGGGAGTTGCATCATCATTTTCGAAGATCTTTTCAAATTCATCTATGAGAATAGTTACATCACCTAATCGAGGATCTGAAAGGAATTTGATTAATTCTACTTGATACTTAACAAAAGCATCATTAAGAATAATTACAGGTTGATTCAAATCTATAGCTAACTTACGCATAGTAAGAGTTTTACCAGCGCCTTTTAATCCAGAAAGAAGTAACCCAAAATTGCCTTCTTTTCTTTGATAAACATCTATAGCTCGTTGAACTATAGACATATCACCATAGATTTTCTCTGGAAGTGTTAGGGGATTTGATTTTTGCAAGAAAAATCCCTTAAGATCGGAAAATGCTACAGTGTAAACTCCTAATGGAAGTTTCTCATTCGCAGAATCTATATCTGCAAATGAGAAAATGTTTCCTGATTGAATTATTGCATTCATATTGATTAAAAATTTAATGTGGACCTAGACAGAATCGAACTGTCGTCTTCAGCACCGTTTAATATAAATTCTTTACTGTCATAACCTTTTTAAGAGTGTTTTATCTCTTCGGGGATATCGGT